AAAACGAGTGCCTGTAGCTATACTTCTCAATTTAGTGGCCGCATCAAACAAGAAGTTTGCACTAAATACGCAAGCTACAGGCAAATTTGTAGCCTCATAGATCGTTGCAGATGTTGAGTAACCCTCTGCTAAAACTAATTTTTCACATTTTGGTAAATCTTTAAATGTCGTACCAATTAAAAATACATTACCTTTGATTTCTGACGCGGTAACAAACTTTTTTCTGCCCTTTTTATCAATATACTGTAGAGATCGTAAGTTGCCTGATGTAGAATAAACAGGAACAATTAAGTTTCCATTTAGTTGTTTCAACCCATAACTTTTAACTTTTTTATTTGTGAGATACTCATGCTTGCTAACGCTTTTACATATATCAAATCTTTGCTTTACCTCAACAGCTACTTCATCTTGTCGCAGTTTCCTTTGCTCGTTAGCTTTACGCGTAGTTTCCTGCATTTGTTCGTGTAATGCTTGTCTATCTACTGCGGGCAGAGTGTTAGTATCTATAGAACTCCATTTACCTTCAAAGCCATTACGCCAGTTGCCAAAAGTTGCAAAGTAGTGATCGCCTAATTGGTTTACAACATAATAACCAGACTTCTGGCCACCGGTATCTGGTTTTGTGCCGTTTGCTTTGACAGGCACACGCACGATCTCGCCAGTTATTTCTAAATAGTCAACGCACAACCCATGCGATTGCATTTCGGAAACTAAATCATTTGTATTTTTGCCTTTGCTAAATCCTAAATCATTTAGTATTACTTTCTTTTTGAAGTATTTTGTTAGATCCATTCGCGGCTCTCTCGTCATCTAACTGGGCTTGTTTGTTAGCCCAATTTAAGTAATGTCTAACAATGGATGTAAAAACTTTTTTTCTATTTTCTCTTTGCCATTCGTGTAATGGTTTATGTTTCTCACTCTTTGTTAAACTCGTATAAGTTTCTTTTGTTTGTGCAATAGCATATTCAATACCAAGATCATTTAGTTGTGCTTTGTTTGGCAATCTCTCACCCTTACCAATTAACTTTAAATGTTCCATACTGCACGCTCCAAGCCAATATTCATTGTCTTTGTATAAAAATGGGCCAGCTGGTGCTTTGCAGTAAGCACACAGCGTTGGCCGTTTATGAGGATCAAAATGGTATATCGTCATCATCAGATGAGTTTGATCCGACCTCATCTAAATCTTTTTGTGTTGGTGAAACCTGTATATCAGCAGTATCATCTTTTATTTCTGATACAGCTTTCCAAGTATTACCAAAATCTTCATCAATAACAAGATAACCATTTTTATCTTTGATTAGACTAGCAGACACACTTTTACCCATAAAAGCTGACGCAGTATCTTTTGGCGGTTCTTTAAGGCCCATAGCTTGCGCCAACAACAACAAAGATTTTATACCTCTATCAACAATTTCTGGATTATTATAAGCAACGCAAAATGTGTGACTTATTTTTATACCATGTCCGTCAACTTCAAAATACATTTTGCAACCACGCCAACCATTTTTTCCTTCAATCAAATCTTCATCTTCGCCAACCCAGTTTAAAACATGTCTGCCAGGCTCAACACTTGATCTGCTTTCAGTATTAACATCATAATTAGTTAGATCCATTTCTTTTCTCCTTATTTATATCCAACATTTATATCCAGGACACTTGTCCTCTTCTGCGCCACAATATTTACAATAACCATCTTCATACTGTTCTTCATCAACTTCATCACGATTTTTGTAACTTATTGATTTGCGGGTATTTTCAATATTTTCCGGCTCTAATGCGTAATGTAAACGCATATACAAAGGCATAAAATTTTTCATTTAATCATAGCCTCTCTAATAGTTTTCCATTCAAAAGGCATTTCTGGA